GTAAACTTCTCCGGTGTCTCGCATGCCAGTCCATCCCAAGTTAATATCAAAGGTATATCCAGCAGACATGTAAACATATACATTGCCGCCACCATCATAATCTTCTTCGATAGAATAACTGATCTCTGCGTTCTCCATCTCGTCACGGTTATCCCAGAAGCGTTCATCAACACCATCACAATACTCAGTGGCTTTCTCTATACGATCCTCGATGGAACCGTGGAAGTTTGCGGAGGTTTCTCGCGATAAGTATTCGATCATCTGACCGATGCCTTCCTGATCATTTGAGTGCTCGCCGGTTTCTTCTACGTTCTCAACACCCAGGCTGTTAATGAACCACGCGATGTGACCCCATACTGAGTCGGGTGGAGCATCATTACTTCGTCCTTTGATTTGGTATACTGTGTTCTCATAGCTGCTCCAAGTCATTGTGACATATGACGAGGACTCTTTGCGTTTGCCCTGCTTCTTGCGGAGCGATACAAGAACGCCACGACCATCAGAACCACAGTGTCCCATACGAGCACCCTCAACATCACAACTGGATACATCAAGGTTATACCAGTATGATCCATCATCAAATGTGTGCATGATATTCTCTGGGTCTTCTTTATTCTCTAGGTATTCGTTTGCGATCTTTTCGGCTTCATCAATATTCTCTTCGCCTTTGACTAATTCGTAGTTGGTAGGATCATCATTTAAGAATGCAATCAAATCAGAGTATTTGGTAACCCAATAATCAAAGTTGTTTTGGTAAAAATTGGCGAGGTATTCTTTTGTGTCCTCGACCTTTTCGCTTGGGATGCCGGCTTTGCTTAGAGCCTTGACAGCTTTCATGAAGGCTTTGCGCCAAGTTCCCATTGGATTGCCGACGGTATTCTTGAGGTTCTGGATAACAAACTTGACTTGTTCGCCTTGTTTGATACGCTCTTCGTCATAAGCAGCGCGCTTAAGCTGTATACCGGCGATGCTCTTGTATGGCTCTACGGTGCGGGCTTCTAAATCTTCGTACTGCCCAGGACCCTGTTGGGTGTCGATCACGTAATCACCATAATCACGAACTAGCTTATCTACCATCTCATACTGGAGATTTGTTATCATAAACGTGCCGCGCGTCTGCCCCTTGCTTGCCTTCCAGTTCTTACCAATATAAACCTTGGCTTTCTCGGATGCGTTCGGCATCGCCTCTTCGATGTAGTCGATCACAAACTCGGGTAACCCGATGTCTCGCAGACCCTCTGTTAGTATGTTTTCGTTTAGGTAGCTAAACCAATTTCCGGTGGCAATATCCATTAAATTTTCCTCTTGTCACTATAAATAGTCTTCTCTATAACTAACCGCTGGCAAAAAGGTCAGTCGATAGCAGTGCGGCTGTATCTTGCCACGATTCTACTTCGAACACCTGTCCGGATGGATGCTTCTCTAATAAATTAGCTAGCGCATGATCATTACCAGGGCTCGTTATTCGATCTCCAACAAAAACGACCTTATTATTGATAAATTTAAGAGTGGAGTTTAAGTATCGCTTGATTATTTGGGACTTGTCGTTGCCCTTGTTGAAAATATCAATGCTTACTGCTCCCCCAATTACAAAGTCAAGTGCTGGATATTTAGATTTTAATTTATCAATTATTTCTTGGCGCTCGCCAATGATGAGATCATATTCTGTGTATTCTCTACGCTCCTGTGATGTGGCATTTGCTCCCACGACGGAGAAATTAACCATTCCTGGTCGTTTTTCGTAATGATTGCCCGTTTTGGTGGGGTAAGAGGAAGTCATGACAAGTCGCTCTAGCATACTGTAAAAGAGGGCAGGTTTCTCTACCTCAAAAGATGTCTCATATATTTTAGTCCACTCACTATATCCGTCTGAATACACTTCTATCTTTTTATAGAATGTATTGCCCATACATCCGAACACACCGGCAGTGGTATCGACTATTTCTCGCCCTAACTGATCAATAATTCTTTTGAAGGAGCCACCGGACACAATGTATACTTCCTTTCCCTTCTGCCACTTATAAAAAGCTTTAGCGAAGTGGGGATCTATTTTCTTTTTTGGTGGCGTCAGGGTTCCGTCCACATCGAACAAATAGGTAATACTCATCTTATCTCCAAAAGAGTTGAACGCCTACGATAGCAAACGATAAAGCTACGCATACCATAGTTTTCATAGTAAACATGCTCTCATTTAAAAAATAATACGTGAGCATAGGGAAGGTGAAATAAGACATGCTAAAAATTAGAAAGCGGGGCCCCCAAACTTCTCCCCACTCTTCGTAACAAAGTTTGATGCCATACCAGAAACAAATCCCCGTAGGTACGGAGAATACTGCAGCAGATAAAAGCGGTTTATCTTTCCACCAGTCCCACACAAATTGTGAATTTAGTTGGAACCAACCAAGAGTTTGTCCTATGGCGAACAGGAGACAAGCGAACATTAATTTAGAAGTTAACAATTATTAACTCCTCGCATGCCTCGGCCGAGTTAGTTTTCTTTCCGTATTTGTCTATCATAATCTGCTCAAACCCCTTATAAAGCTCTTGGGCGCCCTCGTGATGCGGATACGAAACTATCCACTTCTTATCAATCGCTGACAGCTTTCTCAAAAGGCGCGCGTGATTCACTCGCGTTTCTTCGAAGCCAACGCTGGTTCCGTGATCAAATAAGTTATAATCGTATGAAGGAAGGGGGAATACCAAAAAGTCGGTGGGGTTAGTTTCTATAATGCTGTCTATCAGTTCTTGTTCTTTATCTAATGTGATAAACAGATTGGAGGGTTTCTTATAAGTTTTTAAACGATTTAAAGAATGTTTATTGAAATTGGTGATGTTTAAGTTACCGCTCGATGGTAGCCCTTTTTCAGAACACACATTCATTAAAAAGAACAAAGCGCTGCGCACATAGGGATTGGGGTAAGTGGGCCACGTTTCTTGCAAGATCTCAAACATGTTTTCGTTGTCAAACTTAAAGATGTCTGACGTGAGTATTTCATACACGCGAGAGGCGTCGTCGTTAATGCAAGCCCAAAACTCATGGAGTGGTGGCCGGGTGGTATGGGCCAACACAAATCTTTCATAATCAGTTAGTGAAAATTCTAACTGGCCGGAATAAAAGAGAAAAGTCTCAACGACACTCCCTCTTGGGATAAGCTCGCGATGAAACTGGGTGCTGATATATGGCCGGCGCAGGTCCTTAACTGGTGGCTTCATTGGAGTCTTCCGGTGTGGCGGCGATGACTTCTCGGAAGCGCTCGATTTGCGACTGTAAGTTGTCCAAATCAGTTGTTGTAGTCTGACCCTGTAGGGGAGAGAATAACTGTTCAGAATTAGTGGCTTCCGGAGCGTGTGCTTCTTCCTGTTCTTGGGGTTGTGCACTATTCGTGTGATAATTTATATAGGAATTTACCAAAGCAGCAACATCACCTAGTCTGTGATCTATGCTCTCCAGATTAGTTCGAATTTGCTGAATTTCTTGTAGGGTATTAAGTTCCATAACAGTTATCTTGTTAATGTCGCCCGACGCGTCATGAGCCACGTCAGTCAAGTCTGTAATAGCTCCCTCTAATAGTGTGGCCACCGCACTTGGTAGCTCATCGATATCTATCGAATATTGTATATTAACTCGTTGTCCCATTTTATCCTCTTATTAGTTTTTTGTTGGTACTCAAGGAACCCTCTACTATATCAGGGGCTCCTACGACGACTATCTCGGTGCCAGTATGGCCACGATTAATTGTTAGCTTGGTGAAACGGTGAGATTGGTTTAGTCCTTCTGCTATAAGGCCCTGTTCGTTTAAGGCTCTTATCCGGGCTTCTTCACGGATCATCACGACGTGTTCGGGGTTGACGAATACATCTCTAAGGGTGTAATCTTGTTGGGTGGTTAATGTTGTATTCTGACAAACTTCTGTAAGTTTAACTAGCATGTGCTCTCCATGGGGTATACGTGCTTCTTCTTCACAAGAGCTTCTCGCCCCAGAGCATAGACTGTGTAGGTTCCACCTTGCCAGCCCAGCGTATTATCTTCAATGAAGACAGCCACTATTGGTTTTTCTGTTTTATCTAAAATGGCACTGTCACAACCAAAAAGCTGCGTACCTTGTGGGATGTGCACCAAATCTCCTTGTTGCATCATTTATCCTCCGTTTGGATGATACCAAAATTAGTAGTGATCAAGGTGCCTGCACAGCTAGCTGCATTCTGCAGTGCGATGCGTGTGACCTTGGCAGGGTCAATTATCCCTGACTTAAATAGATCAGTTAACTCTTGCCGTCGGAAATCCCAGCCCATATTAGGGTTGTTGTTGTCAAGCGCTATCTGTCCCATAATAATATCTGCAGATTCGCCGGCGTTAATCGCCATCTGTCGAAGTGGTTCCCGGCATGCGGCCTGAATTATCGAGGCGCCCAACGCCTGATCTGGCCGTTCTGTGGTGATGATGAGAGAGTTAGCTGCTCGGAGAAGTGCTGTGCCGCCGCCGGGAACAATGCCTTCTTCCTGTGCGGATCTCACTGCTTCTAGTGCATCCTCAATACGGTGCTTTTTCTCAGTCATTTCAACTTCGGTGGAACCTCCCACACGAATTACTGCCACGCCGGAAGATAAGCGACTTATGCGGCCCTGTAATTGTTCACATTCGGGCAATGAATCTGTGCTTTGTATCTGCGCTTTAAGGTTTTCTATTCGCTTTTCTATTTCCTCATAATCGCAATTGCCGCCGACAATGATTGTACTATACTTGGTACTCTCAATTGATTTGGCGACACCTAAATCCGACAACTTGACGTCGGATAAGTTCTTCTCTCCCTCCCGTGTAATAAAGTTGGCGCCGACTGACGTCGCCAGATCACTAAGTAGATTGCGGCGCTCTTCGCCATAAAGAGGAGCTTTGATAGCCGCAACCTTAAGCGTGCCTCGTATAGCATTCATTATCATAGCCGAAAGGGCCTGCCCTTCAACTTCTTCAGCTACAAAGATCAAGGGTCGACCTTCGCGAGCTACCATCTCTAGAATGGGTAGGATTGTCTCTACACTAGAAATTTTATAGTCAGTGACGAGTACAAGTGGTTCTTCGTGCACCATAGTATTGCGGCGGTCATCTGTCACAAATGCACTAGCGCAAAAGCCAGCGGCAATACGAAAGCCCTCAGTAATATCAACTGATGTTTCCAGGGACCTAGATTCGTCGATAGTTATAGAGCCATCTTGACCAACTTTATCAACAGCCATGGCAATTAGCTTGCCGATTGTCTCATCATTGTTAGCTGAGATGGTGGCAATATGCTGTATGTCTTCTGCGCTAGTAATTGGGCGCGCGATCTCTGTCAGATTGTGTACCACCTCGGCTACGGCCAGATTGATACCTCTCTGAAGCTCTATCGGTGAAACTCCGGAGGCTACAAATTTCTGTGATTCTCTCAGAATGGCCCGGGCGAGTACTGTCGCAGTGGTGGTGCCATCACCGGCGTGGTTGTTAGTCTCCACAGCAGCTTGTCTAATTATTTGGGCGGCCGCGTTCTCCATCGGATCTTCTAGCTCCACAAACGCAGCGACTGTTACTCCGTCTTTGGTGATAAATGGCATCTTATCTTTTTCTTGTAACAAAACATTTCTCCCCCTAGGACCCAGGGTAGAAGAGACATTATCTGCCAATATGTTTGCGCCTCTCAAAATCTTCTGTTGCAGTGTTTGGTTGTCGTCGTAAGTTCGACTCATTGGTACCTCTATGTTATATTATATTATAATCTTAAATCAAAACTTTGTCAAGGTTTATTTATCAGATTGAAGAATTTCTTTTGAGCTGATATTATCCGCATTAGATATTGACGCACTCGCTAGCGAATCATTTTCAAGGCCACCAGCGAAGTACTGGTTCAAACTATCAGATAGAATTTTAAGGGATTGGAAAATCTCCGTAACTTCTTGGTTAAGTATCTCACGGATATCGCCGACGACCTTGCCTACTTGTGCTTGACCAATCATGATGGAACCAACAAACTCAGTGTTTGTGGGTGGCCCGGGATTTGTAGCTTGGGTTTGGTTCAAGGCAAAGTGTAGAGTTTTCAAATAGCCATAGCTGCTCAAAAGAGCCTGCTTCCTCTGTCGAACGCCTAACATGCTATATTGGCGCGCAGATTCTTCGGCCGAAAGAAATTCGTTGTTTTTGACCATATCTTCAATTTGCTGATTTCTCTCACTTTTCTTGGTGGCCGCGGCCTGTGACTGTATCACGGCAGCATTAGCGTTAATAATAGCATTTTTTAAATCTGTGTGTACAGCTGGGGCAGACTTGTAGTTGCTTTTTACCCAGTTATTCACACCAGTAGAGGACATCTTGCCTTTGCCGCGGCGCTTGTCTTTGTTAAACAGTTCATCATTCTTTTCCCAATTAAGAGCAGCCATTAAATTATCAAGGGCCTCTTCTCTTACATTGCGTATTGGGCTCTGTGGGTTCTCTTTAGCGATAGCGGCTATCTGCTTTTCTAATTCTGTTTTAAATAACGGGGTCAACTCTTCGGCCGATAATGCTTTGTCGGCTGATGCAAGGCCAAGCAACTCTGCGGTGCCTGACTGCTGACCAGAGGCCAGTGCATTCATGACCATTTCAGGCATCCTTATCACATAAGGATATTTAGAATTAAGAAGGATAGCTGCAATATTTTTCAAATTAAAATCAAACTGATAGAAATTAATCTTTCCTTCTTGTTCTAGAGGCGAGGCGCCCTTATCTTGTTTGTCAAATTCTTTTGTACAAATAACATAGCGCATGCCTCCGTTGATGGCTTGGGGATATTTGGGATCTACCATGTCGTTCACTAAGTCAGTATAGCTACCTCCGACTTCCAGGTTACCTTCTTTGTAGAGCTTCAAGCTGACCGGGATTGTCTCACCAGAGGCTCGGTCGAGATAATCTGCAATTGTTTTATTGCCAGTTGGAATCTGCTCGCCGTCTACCAGTGCTGCTAGGAATGATTCGAAGCTGAACCCAGCCGAAGATGCGTTAAAGTTGGTGATTACCTTTGTTAACGTTTTATAAAAAACCAAGTATGATATAACCTGAACAATTCTCTTGGTGCGATCTTCTCCTGCCTGTTCTACCATCATGTCAACCCCATTATCATAGAATTGAGAAATACTGCGGATCTTATCGGCGAAGTCAGTGCCTTGGATGTTTTTCAAGTAGTCCTCTAATAGTTGTCTCTGGGCGCCTTTTATTTCACCACCTTGGCCATCGGCGCGTACATCTGACCACCCAAGTTCTGACACCTCGATGTTTGGTATCATCTTCAAGATCATTTCCAAAGTCTCCTGATCATCGCCGGAGGGGATGCCGGCTTCCTCGCTAATAGGGGCCTTTAGTGTATCTTCCACAGCCTCGGTAATCATATTCAACAGCACTTTAAGATCAAGTTGCTGGGTTTTTTTGATATACTCTTCTTTTAAAATATCGCTCAATTCTGACATGTGGTTTTTTCCTTTAAATAATAATGTCTGCGATGCCCATTTCAATCGCTTCTTCTGCAGTTAAATAGACATTCACTTTGCGTTCTATCATCTTTTTAAGTTTGGCTCTGGTCATCTTTGTCTCCGCAATCAGAGCATCGCAGTACATATCTTGTAGCTGTTCAATAGCTTCCAGTTCGTTCATCATATTGTGCAGAGAGCCGTGGTTACCTCCCATTACTGAGTGGATCATAACTCGGCAGTTCTTGCCAATTTGTCGCTTACCTTTTGTGCCTGACGCTAACAACAAAACGCCGGCCGACATCACTTTGCCTAAGCCGATGGTGTGAATTTCGCTAGTCTCTTTCGCTTGGCGTATGATATCATAAAGAGCAAACATATCGTCAGCGCTGCCGCCGTACGTGGAGATATAAAATTTAATTGGCTCCTGCTCTTTGGGTGGTGAGAGCTTGTTAACTTCGTCAAGATAGAGTAGTGCGTGTACTATCTCAGCTACTTTCTCTTCTTGCACATCTGAAAATAATCCGACGATGCGGAGATCTGGCTCTGGAGGCCCTCCCGCATTTGGATCAAGGATAACAATTTTTTTCTCATTGGTGCCGGCTACTTCTGGCTCTGAGCTTATTAAGCTTTTAATTTTTTTAATCATCTTGCCCCCTTTATTTAAGAATCTGATTAACAATTGGCTTATTGTCATTAAGGTACCTCATCGCAGTCTCCCAGTCTTCAAATTCCAGAAGGTGCTTAAAGTAACTAGGTGTTGTAGAAAGTATACTCTTAATTGATTTGGTTTTAAAAAAGTTTGCATCGTTATCAACGTAGATATGATAATTGGAAATAACTTTTTCGGAGGCGCCTTTTTGCTTAAGCTGCATCTCACCGAATGTCTTAACATACGCATACTGTTCCATGCTGCGGGCTAGGATCATCAGCGCGGTCAGCTGTGTCATTTTAAACATGCCCACTGTAAGCGCTCCGCTCCTAAACACATAAAACGTTTTACAGGTGTAGTACCCAAAGAAAAACACTAACAGGTGTAATAACCATTCCATCTTGCATCCCCAAAAAAATAACCACCGCAATCATGCAGTGGTTATATTATAACATCTCGCAATTACTTTGTCAAGCTACTTTGTAAGTCTCTTCATAATTCGTTCGGCTAACCGATCGACCATCTCATTGCGATTTTTGTCATCTTGAAGGCGCGCTGCAACACGTTTTGCTACTTCAGCAACGATATCATCTTCGGAAAGAGATTCGTTCTTATTGTCGCGTTTGTCGCGTTTGCCCCACTTACCGAGTTCATCAGCGCGACGATCTCTGTCGCTCTGCTTTTTATCAGCCTCTTTGCCAGTGCGCATGCCCAACGACTCGTCTTCCTTATCGTCGTAACCTTGCGCCTTTTCCATCATTGGCTCTTCCTCGTCATCGACGACGACTTCTTCTTCACCACCCATATCACCCATTTCGGGCTCCATGGCCATGGCGTCAACCTCAACCTCATCGCCTCCCATCATATCGTCTACGGCTGGTTCATCCAAGTCACCCCCTTCGGCGCCAGCTTCAATAGATACTTGATCGGAAATTCCGAGTGCATCAGCGACAGCCTGTACTACATCAGCCATCAATGTTTCTCTCTCATCATCAGCCATGCCCGACATGTCCATATCGTCATCAGCTAATTCATCATCGGCAACATCTAATTCGTCTGCTTCTTCATCAGCAAACTCATCTTCTGCGCCCAACTCATCCTCGGTTGCACCGAGTTCGTCTTCCATATGGTCCTCGTCGCGAGCACCTGGGGTGTGGTAGCCACCCATTTCTTGGAGCGCTGGCGCCCCGATTGGAGCCAAACGAGCCAGTTTCATGAACTGTCGGATTTCGCCCTCTGTTAACAAAGTTTTACGAGCCATGTGAAAAATTCTCCTTATTTCTTTTATAGAAACTCAAAAATAAATAGTAATGTATTTGGTTAAACACCTAAAAAAACGGATTGAGTTGGGAAGCGCGCTTTTTAATATGAAGAAGGGCTTTCGTCTCTATCTGTTTTATACGCGCAAAAGACAGGTGTAGCCTCTCCGCAATCTGCCGCAGTGTCATCGGTCCATTCTCATAAACTGATATTAAACTGCAATTATATTCTTCGCTGTATTCAATCCAGTGGCGACAATCTTTAACTGGACAGTCTGTTTTTAGTTCTCTGCATTTTTCTGAGCAGGGTAACAATCCGTTGGTTTTCATAGCTCTGGATGTTCCTCTGCGATGATGTCGAATATATTCTCTATCTCTCCATCATTTAACGAAAAGTCACTTAGCTTTTTCATTCCTTCTTCCCTTAGTTTTTTGCTTTTGTTTCTTCTTTTGATCGATAAGCCTCCGACCTCATCAATATACTCATGTATTCGGGCGTCGCCATCGATGTAGCCGGTGATTAAACATCGAAAAAATTTAGATTGTGTGAGGCCATCGGCCTTCAGTTTCATCAGCAGCTTTACATGTCGGTGGTCGTTTTCAGTAAAAACAATTCGCTTGTTAAGCTTTCCGTAGTCGATGCCATCATTTGACATTACCAATTCCTATGAGTGATATGAGTATTGCTCTCTGATTGTCCGGCCGGTGTTTGGACTATGAACTCCGCGTACGCTTGCAACTCAGCAATTGTTCGTGAACCAGAGTATGAGAGACCAGAACGTATTCCCTTCTCTAAGTCGTTTACCACCTCAGCTACGGATCCGCGGCAGGGCACGCGCGCTGAAACACCTTCGAAGGACGAGTATTTTCCTCGCCAACTCATTTGCGCCTCTTTGGATGCCATCCCTCGGTATTCCTTCCACGACTGACCTTGTGAATCCTTATAAGCGACACCCGGCGTTTCTTGTGTGCCTGCCAAGAGCGAACCACACATAATCGCATCGGCGCCGGCGGCTAATGCTTTTACAATATCGCCGGAATTACGAATTCCTCCGTCTGCTATAATCTTTACATCGCGGTCAGTTTGGGCGCAATCCATAATGGTCTGCAGGCCTGGTACTCCGTGGCCAGTCTGAATACGAGTGGAGCAAATAGAGCCGCCACCTATATTACAACGTACGCTGTCAGCGCCCCAGTCCGCCAAATCGTTGACGCCAGCTAGGGTAGCTACATTACCGGCCATGATATGAACAGTTGGGCCTAACTCTGAGCGCAGTACGTTAATGGCTTCTTTCATCATGATGTGGTGGCCGTGGGCGACATCGACACACACAAAAGTGGCGCCTAATTTTACACCGCAGAGGGCGCGCTCAAGATAGTCCCCACTAACACCTACGGCGATACCAATGTTGGTTGCGCCGTTGTCTGTGGCCTGGGATAGCATTCCCGCTTGTTCTATTACTGTATTATAACGATGTAGGATGCTGGCGCCGCCTATCTTGCTTAGTGCGGTGGCCATCTCAGCACCCGATACTGTATCCATAGGTGAGGAAAGAATAGGCACAGTTAAGGATAGGTTGTTCCCCAAATCAGTAGTTATATCTATTTCAGATCTGGATTCAATATCAGAATATTTGGGTACCAGCAACACGTCATCATAAGATAATCCGCGGTTAAATAAAGTTCGTCCTTCGATGGTAATCATGTTTTCTTCTTCTTCTTCTTGGGGGGTGGAATTGGTGGGTCGCCTATAGACTTTCTAAAAACAGCGGAGCGTTCTTTCAAGTCTTTTTCTGTCAAGGGGGGAGTTGCCGTGGCGGCTGGTAAGGTGCCAATACTTTTTTGCAGCATTGCAATTGCGCCGGTTACGCTCACACATCGATGCGCAATCTCACATATTGTGTCAACTAAATCCGGATGGTGCGTCGCTGCTGACGGATCTTTAAGTAGTCCTTCCAATGATGCTATCTCTGACGCTAGCTGCGCCTGCAGTCTAAGGATAGCAGCCTCTACAAACTTGAGGTTGTGACGGGCACTCATGTTATTTCTCCTTATTAATAAAGTCTTTAATATACTTTGATGTATACCACGTTTTCTTGTGGGGGTTCTCGGGATCGTTGAGAATCTTCATCTTCTTTCGCCTGTTATCTCTAGTTTTGATTAGAGAGATACTGGGCACCCCGTTAATACCAATTTTTTCTGCCATTCCAGGACTGTCATCTACATTGAAAGCGAAAAAATAAATATCATCGTAGGAATTAGCTATGTCTTTATAGTGGTCGCTCAAGGCGTGACAAAACTCACACCCATTGGAGTAAAACTTAATTACAGACGTTGCATCCTGTGTTTTTCCACTCAGTATTTTTTCTAGTGCCTCTTCTGAAAGTCTTTCAACTTGCATCTTCTTTCTCCTTAGTTTCTTTAGTTTTTAAATATTCAGCCGCCATGCTAGTGGCCAAGGTCCAACAATCTGGACAATACAATCTGACAGTATCCTCATCTTTTACGACCACATTCCATGTTTGAACCATTTCTTTGTTCTTCTTGTCGAAGGGTTTCAGGCAGCTTAAACATTCGTCAGCCAATTTTCCAAATTGGGAAATTTTTTGGGAGATATTCTTTGAGGTCTCCTTAGATAGCTTTTTATCAAAAGCTCGTCGTTGTTTGCGATTCATCGGTTGATACCTTCTACTCGCCATAGATCATCACCGCCATCGAACACTACGACTGCTGACGGGAATGGGGCTGCATTTTTGCTGTCACCAAACTTTAGTCGGCCTTTCACAAAGTGAATCTCTGATGCCTTCATAACATATTGATGCCAATACTTGGTATCAGTTCGTGCGGGGATGAGCATCACTACCTTTGTTTCATTTTTCATAGCTTCATTGTAGCCTTTTTCAATCCACTTGTCAATACCTCTTCCGTAGGGAGGGTTAACAAAGCATGTAAATCCTTCCCAATCTTTTTCTAAACCGTTCTCGGCTTCTGTAAAGAAGTTAGCACACTTAGTGTTATGCGTACTTGCGCACGGATCCAAATCAAAGGGCCCAAAGCGCCAGCTTAACTTATCAAAAAAGTCTTGCGGGGTTGCCCAGTTGCCAGTGGCAGAGCTAAACATTGTTTTTTGTGTTGTCCTGTTCATTATAATTTCTCGTTAATAGTTGGTTGCGACAAAGTGATAAGTTGTAACATCATCTTTGTTCAGGCGATCTTTTCTATATCGAACGCCGTATGAAAATTCATATTCTTTTTTAATAAAGTCAGAATAAAGACTTTCTGTGAAATCATCTTTGTTGAGGATAATCATTGCTTTTGTGCTCTTAGACGAAAACCATTCAGATAACTCTCTGTGGTCTTGTTCACCGAAATCCCCATCGGCTGAGTATTTCGTAAATTCGCGCGTATACGGGGGGTCCAAGAATACAAAATCCTCTCCTGTCATATTTGTAACAGTGTCGCTCCAAGCTTGGCATTCGAATGTCGAGTTTTTAAACAAATCCTCGTACTCTGAGTTCCACTCAAGCTGTTTAAAATTTTTATAGTACCCATACGGTACATTAAACTTTCCAGCTCGGTTAAATCGCAGCATGCCACCAAAGGCTAAGTTTCTAAGAATATAGAATCTTTTCGCCAAATCATAATCGCCTGTGTGGTCACCATCTCTCCAGTGATAGTAATCGTCAGCGAGTGGTTTGTATTCCTCTCTCATTTTTGGACTTAATGTATCGATTGTCTGCTTATAATTTAAAGCAAAGGAATTAAGATCATCTATGAACGCTTTACCGTGTGTCTTCACGACATTATAAAAGTTAATCACATCACCATTTGTGTCTCCGATCTGATTCTTGTCATGCGACAGTCGAAACCAGGCGGCGCCACCGCCGACGAAAGGTTCACAATATGTTGAGAACTTATCAGGAGCCAGTTCTTGAACATGTTGTAGTTCTCTCCTTTTGCCTCCAGACCATTTAAACATCGGCTTCATTTTAACTCCCATTTGCACCTTCTCTATAATCATACCCTATTGCTTTACCAATGTCAAGATAATCTTGCTCAGAAATATTTTCAAGTTCAAGTCGATTGATAAATTCACCGGCGTATTCAATTCTCACGCCGTGCATATCTTTCTTTTTGCCATCCCAGTCCATATTGAGCAATGCAGCATCTATTTTGCAATTTGGATACAGCGCCCGTAGACGTTCCGCAATCATAATCACCTTGTTGGCAGTTGCTTTGCTTTTCTCACTGTCGAGTAGTAGATTGCACTTGCTTTCACGATAAAAGATAGTGTTATCATTTCTAAACAAAATATCTACATCCTTGTTACCTTTGGCTACACTGGTTAGTTTACATTCTGATGTGATGTAAGTCTTTGCTTTTGAATTAGTAATAGCTTCAAACGAAGTACAACGTTCAATGAGATCGTTCAACGCTTCCTCAAATAATGTGCCGAAAACAATACTGACTGATTGTGGGATCGTATAGACACCGGTCCACCTTTTAACAGGTGAACTACTTTTGGTCGCTGCTGAGACCATTCCCGGAACCAGCCGGGTTTTGAATGTCTCGTATATAACACTATGCATCAGTACTCCCTAATGCACCGGCACCCCTATCGCTGATGGTGATCGGGTAGCTATAAATCTTTGATTCTTCGACCTCTTGGGGACGGAAATGTACTACCGGGCTCATTACCACTTGCGCTATCTTCATACCAGCATCAATAAATTGAGGCTCGCGTCCCACATTGTGCAGGTTGACAAATACCTCACCTTCGTAGCCCGAATCAATAACACACGCGCCCACCAACAAGTGGCGCTTGGCAGCGTTGCCAGAACGATTCTTTACCTCCAACATATACCCATGAGGTACTCCGAATTTGAGGCCAGTAGGGAACAGTCCCGATTCTCCCGGACTTAACCAGATGCCGGCAGCATTTTCTTCTTCTGGACAAAAGAAGATATCCAAGCCAGCGTCGGAGGGGTTGGCACGCTCTGGTGTGCGTGAGTTTTGGCGAGCTTTAGAATATTCAAGAATCATTTTCGCCTCCATTAAACATATTAAAGTTTTCTACCACTTCATCAATGTTTACTTTTCCTTTAAATAACCGATAAGCTTTCACTGCTGCACTAATTTCATCAGTGCTAAGCCAGTTGTTTTCTTTAAACTCGGTTCGCAGATCTCGCTTTTGATCCTTGTACGGCTCCATTGCCTCTTCGATTGCTGCCAGTGAGCGGATATACTCCTTGACATAGCGCTTGCGCTCTTCATTTGTTGTAGCCATTATAGCCTCCTTTATTACTCTATTAATATACCATTTTGAGGACGTGCTGTCAACTCTTTTCTGGCATTTTAAACCGAAATAATTGATATAAAAACTGCTCTATCAGTGTATCTCGCTCAGTGTCAGTATCTGACTCTGCAAACTTATAACTATAAGTGCTCTTTATCTTACTGATTTGTTGTTTCATGTTTTCCATCTCTCTCTTCATCCACTTCAATTGTTGAGCTTGGTTGCGCGGTGGTTTGATATCATAATCAAAACAAATATCCAACAAAATAAAATACTTTTTCTCATCCATTGCCTTGTTGGCCAATTGGAACCTACTTATCATATCTTTTTGGATATGGTCGGGTAAGTTTTTATCCACGCGATCCGGATGGAGAATGAGGGCGATACTTTTGAAGAGCTTGGAGAACGCTTCGTGCATCTCCCTATCCTCAACTGTTTCTGGAACGCTTGTAACCTTGGAGGGGTTGGTATGCAAAACTATGGGCGCATGGTCCGCGCAATCTATATCGGGTTCATCCTCGTTTGTGTTGGGTGGGTCTTTTTCTCCGGCACCATATAACTCACTTACTCGGTCCTGGTGTTCTTCGTTCAATCCTTGGCGATCAACGTTATTTTTGGTGCAAAACGTTTCATAATATTCTTGAAACTCGCCGGCGGCCGAACTAGTAAGCTCTTTCAAGGATTCTAGCTCATAATACATGAACTTAAGGTGCTCGACATTGCGCCTCCATTTGAGCTTGCGGGTTATAGACATGCTCTAACTAGTTTTATTTAAAGTCGAACTTAACCTTTGTCTCTATTTTTAATTCTGGTACACGCAAGTGATTGGCAAGATTATGTTTTTTACATTCGTCAGCCTCCAAAAACCAATCAGCATGACCCTTATCGTGCACTATATCGAGAAAATATTCCTTATGTTTTCCACAATTTTCTGCCATCATCGTATAGATCTTCTGGTTTAGGCGATCCGTCTCGTCTGCGCTCACCTTAACCTCTTCTACTTTGCCCCAGGCCATCGAGCTAACATCGTGTATCATTAACGTTGCATCTGGATCCATATAACGCATTCCCTCTGCGCCAAAGCTAAACAAAATTGCACCGCAGGACATTGCTTTCCCTTGTACAACAGTTGCTACGGGTATACGACAGTGTTTTATGTCGGATATCATTGACATCAAGCTGTACACCTGACCCCCATAACTATCTATAACCACTGGGACAACTGGCTGGCCAGTATTCTGAGCTTTGCTGATAAGCGAAGAAAATTCCTTTGCTGCTGTCTCATCAAATTTTCGTACCCGAATTACAACAGGCAGGTTGTCAATAAGCTTGGCCTCTTTTAATAAGGGGCTGAATGTCTTTAATATGTTCATGGTTTACTACCCTAATAGTCTAAATGTTTTACCAACCGCATAAGTAGAAAATCCCCAGTTTTCATCATAGTTCAATCTAGCCATATACGGACGGTTAAGATGCACGCGATCCTTTTCGGGTTTAATTCCCCAGCACCTTATCCTAGTTAGTTCGTTGTTAGAGTCAATTACCTCGACGATCCAATAATCTTTGCCCTTCTTTGTCTTCCTCGGCACAATCTTGCGAGGAATAAACCAACACACCTGAAGCTCTTGATCAAACTCAGAGATGGGTGGAATAAATTTGTCCTGCAACTTCTGTATTGTCTCCAGGCTGATGACTAGGTTCATCGGGAATACTCCGGTCAAGTCAGACTTGAATTGAATGATTTCGGCCTCGCTAAAATCTCCCTCGGGCCGATAAAGCTCCAGATTCTCAGCTAGCTTCTTAAGGTTCTTGGGACGATCAACAATACACGCAGACCAGAAGTGCTTTCTGCCCGTAAACCTGTCGTCTACTATCTTGTCCAAGGCACCGCCCCTACAAAGCGCATCAAGTGATTTCTTATTTAGCTTTGAGTAAGTTATTCCCTCATTAAACAACATATCTTCGGCGCTATTTATTGGCCGATTAGCCAAAATTTGCTCAATAGCGGCCATCCCTAGACCTTTAATAGAGGTTAGCGGCTGAATAAGAGTGTCGCCGTCGGTGCTGATCTCCCACACTGTTCCAGATTTATTAACGTCAAGCGGCTCGATATCAAAACCAAATTTCTTAGCGATGTTGATAGCCTTCTCTTTGCGTGTCTCTGGCTCCTTATCCAAGAATGCTGCCATCCACTCTGCAGGATAATAATTCCACAGCCATGCACACTGGTATGAAATAATCGAATAACTAACAGCATGTGACTTATTAAATCCATAGCCTGAGAAGTATTCGAACTTATCCCACAGGGCTTGTGCTTCATCTCTGTCGATATTCTTTGCCACACAACCCTTAATAAACTTATCGTGCAACTTGCCCTTGACGGAGCCCTTGCCTGTTCCCTTCTTGGTCAGCACCTTGCGGAGCATATTACCCTCATCCAATGTCAAACCACCAAGTTTGTGAGCTAGCAGGGCAATTTGCTCCTGGAAGATCAAGAACCCGTAAGTTTCCTCAGTAAGTTCTCGCGCCTCTTCCGACAAATAACTGATGCGCTGTGGGTGTCCCTTTGCTTCCACATAGTCCGCATCAACACCAGCCGATAGTGGGCCGGGCCTGAAAATGGAGGTAATAGCTGAAACATCGATGATGTTGTTCGGCTTCGCCCTCACGCAGAATTGTTGTGCGCCGTGTTCTGTGAACTGGAATACGCCAGCCCACTTGCCTTTATGGAAAATGTTCTCGTAGATAGCTGAGTCATTCATATCGAGGATGTCAGGGTGAAGTTTCGTATCGTAGTACTCTCTTACTTGTGCGAAGGTTGGGTTCTCCACTCCGTGATGACGGCGCAGGATATGCTCAATGCAACCCTCCATCATCTTAAGAGTAGACAGTCCAAGCAAATCGAACTTAATGAAACCCATCGGCTCTAGATGTCGAACGTTCTGGCCCTCTGCCCAAGGCGCCTGGCGTACGCCACCTGAGTTAATCAATGGCATGCTTTGGTCTAAGTTCTCTGCAATAACCACGCCGCCGGCATGTCGAGAGCAGGAGCGGACTTGACCAACTAGGCCCTCAACGTGTGTTTTGACTTCTGGGTATTTGTTTAGATAGGCGCTTAGCGATGGAGAGAACTCCATGACCTCTTCCCAAGTTGGAGCATACACACCGGCTTTGATACCATGCTTTCGCTTGGCTT